TTTGAAAATACTTAACATCTTCTAACTCACCTAAGTTTTGACCACCTGGTAATGTAGTAATTTCTGTTCCTTTGCCGCCTTCTCTACGTGGTAACCAAAAGTCTTCCATCATAGATAAGAATTTGCGATCATCACGAACTTCACCTGTGTTTGCATCATACACAAGTTTGTTTTTATACTTGACCATAATATCACGTAGGTACTGTTCAGCCTTTAATTTTGGCAAATTACCTACGTCAATATAAAAAATACGTCTTTCTGGCGCACGACTGATACGATAGATAACAGTTGCATCTTCAATCATACGTAATTGATTCAATGGCTTAATTGCTTTGTGTAAGTATGATAGTACAACTGCTCTACGTGAGTCCATCAAACCAGAAACAACTGATATGATAGAATCTGTAGTGATACGAACACCAACAGGACCATAATTTGACGAACTGCCTGTAACAACTTTATCGTTGTAGATGTAGTATTCATTTACCACATCCAACATTTCTACACCAGTTCGTTCATCTTTTTTCTTTTTCATCTCACGCACTTTACGTATTTTGCGTGGATCGATATATCTTAATTCTTTAATACCCTGAGTAGGGTTTTCTCTATCGATAATGATATGATAGAATAATCTGCCATCAATATAATATCTACGGAAGATATCATGAGCCATGTTGTTATAGTTCAACAATCTAAGAACTACATTAAATTCTTCTTTGATTGCTTTTTTAATCTTATCTGTTTGTTTTAGATCATCCAAAACAATATTGATAATCTTGCCATCATCATCTTGTACGATGGCTTCGTTCATAATATCATCTATCGCAGACTCAATTTCTGGTTGCATAGCCATTTCTCTGTAACGAGAAATTAATTCTACTTCATTTTTGGCCGTACCGTCTAAATCAACATATGTGCCGTAATATGCAGCTGATGTAATTTGCAAAGCACCATCATCATTTGATGGGGGCGAAAACGTTTGTTGCACGGATTGATCTTCTTCAGATTTTTTCCGTGCAATCTCGAATCCAAATAGAGAGAATTTATTTAAAGCTGCCATATTATTTAATTTTCCAATTCAAAAAAACATAAAGGGAATACGAAATGTATTCCCAGTAAAAAATAATTAATTAGTTGTTTCAGCTTCCCACCATTGATAAGCAAAAGTTGCTGAGTATTCTTCAATAGTGTCATTATTCTGCCAATCCAAATCAATTGGAGCGACATCGAGTGGAAACAAACCAATAAAATTGTAAGTTTTCAAAATATTACCAGTTTTACCGTACTGAGAAACTGATGCGTCAACTGTGTAACCTGTAGGTGTGCCCGCTGCACTATTTCTTATGTTACTACTGTGACTGTTTATTGCGTTCATCCATGATTCTAAAGAATTTCTAATTACGAAATCTTCATCATTAATGATCTGTAATGTCCAGTCGGTGAAAGTTCTGTTACCTGCAAACTTCAATTCACGACCAAAGTAATAAACTGGCACAGTACCAATGGTTGAACCTGGTAATTGTGCGGCTTTGGCCATGAAAGTTGTTTTTTGGCCAGCAACTGAGCCGTTAGCTGCAATTGCTGGGAAGGTTAAAGTAACTTGGAATAAATTGGGACGAGCACCGTCACCAACCATTTGACTTCTAAATTCTGTTACATTGAATGCCATTGTTATCTCCTGTTGTCGTGGTTATTTATTAGAACTGACCAACGATTGTTGTAAAGTCAACACTAGTTCCAACTGCAACAAAGTTCAATTGAATGAAGTTAATTGAGCGAGCAGGCTTGATATAGATGTCACCAACGAATTGATTACTATCAATTACAAATCCTGTGTTATTAGTTGTATCACAAACAACACGGAAATCATAAATGCCACGGCGACCCTGAATCTCACGCAAGAAAGGAGTAACTAATGCAACAAACTGAGCACGGGTGAAATCATCGTTAAATTCAAACAATGAGTATTGTGCAGCTTTAGCAATTGCTTTTTCTAGAGTGATAAACAATCTACGAACGTTGATTCTGTCAAAGGCTGATGGTTTTGCTTGTAATGTTTTGTCGCCAAACAATACGATGCCATTTCCTGGGAAAGAACAAACAGGATTAACACCTGCGCTGTAAATTGTGTCACGATAAGTTTTGCTTGGTGACCATGCCAATTTAATAGCGTTTTTGATGTTACCACGGTTGAAACCAGCTGGTGACCACCATGGATCACGAATTGTGTCGGTATATGCACATAGACCAGCAACGTCAGCATTCAATGGAATCCAACGATATGTTGCGTTGTACTTGTCGTACATATATTTCCAACCAGAGTCGGCAACAACATATGAAGATGAACGAGCTAAAGAGGCTAACCATGTTGTAATGTTACCTGCTTCTCCGCCACCTTGATTAACAACTGCTGAATAAGGAGGTGAAATGAAAGCAACACAGTCTTTACGTGAGTTTGCAACGTTGTCGATCACATATTGTTGTAATGCAATACTGTAATTTCCGGTTAACAACAATGAAACTTCGATTGCTTCTTTGTTTGCAAACAAATCCCATGCTTGTTGGAGTTTTGCATCATTTGGAGCCTCATCTGTACCACCAACCAATGATGTTGTGAAAGCACTTGCCAATCTAGTATAAGTTGTTCCAGCAGCAGTGTTACCCCATGTAGAAGAAGTATTTGCATAATCTGGTGGATCGATTGCATAGATGTAATTTGAGTTATCAAAAATTGCTTGTTTGTAGTAACTTGGTGCACCGTTGTTTACAGCATCACCAGCTTTTGACAAGAAAGGATAAGTTTCTAAAACTGTTCCGGCAACGCCTGTAAACAAACCATCTTCGTCTACAACAACTACGTGTAATTCATCTTGGCTACCACCAGCATTAGAAACATATTCTGATGTTCCTGGAGCACTGCTAAAATATCCTTTGTATGTCCAAGAAGTAAATGCTGTTGGATCATCACACAAAGAAATTTTCAAAGAGTTTCCTATTGCACCTGGATACTTTGCCATGAATGGACCGTATGTGTTTGCATTGTTAGTTAACATATAACTAGCTTGGAACACATCTTCGTTAGCAACTTGTACGTTTATAACGGAAGTATTTGAATCTGAATTCTTACTGTTTGCACCAACCGCACGAACAATTCGTAAATCATTGCCGTAAGCTAAGAAACTGGAACTAGTAAAAAACGAAATTGCGGAATTTGAATCAGGATTAGCCGGTGTGAACATGTTGTATAGCGTTTTCTCACTATCAACCTGTATAATTTTTTGAGCTGGACCCCAATTAAATGTTCCAGCATAAGCACCAGTACTAGAAACGACCGAAGGAACGACTGTAGTTAAGTCAATTTCGGAAACATTTACGCCTGGAGAGAGTTGAAACGCCATTTTATTCTCCTTGAATTATTATTTTGTTCTTGGCAGTTAAAATACCATAATCATATTTATGTAACATGAATTTTATAACTTTTCAAAGAAGTTTTTAGTATATTGTTCATAAACATCTTTGGAACCAGAAACTTCCCAAACATCACCACCTTCAACCATAAAATCGTTTTCTAAACCATTTTCTATGATGGGAGCTGGTAAAACTTCTTCATCATATTGATTCATATGTTCCAATTGAATTTGTTTTCTTAGATCATGGTTAACAATTTCTCTAAAGTATTTTTGAGTAGTTGCCCAAGAGAATAAAACCAAAGTCATGGCCATGTCGTCATTTGCACCATCTTCAGCTGCAAACGATGTTTTGTGTTGTACAAAAGTAGTCAATTCTGAATAAGTTTCAAAATCATTAATCAATAACTTATCACCTTCAATTAAAGTTTTCAGGTTGGAACAACCAATTGCCTTAACTTGAGGAGACATTTTCAAACCCATTTGTATACCTCTGGCAAAACCAGCCGATAGTTGCTGCGGTTTTTTATTGCCAGTAAATACTTTTAACAAGTTTTCATATTCTAAATCTGAATGTATAAAATCTGCCACCTGAGGATTGTTATTTATTTCTACCAAAATGTACGCATCGTTGTATAATCGGGCTGCATTTACGATAACAGTAGGAAATAAAATAGGTGATATTGAAGAACTGGAATAAGTTGCGACTTGTTTGTATGGTGTGGTAGATATGTCAAAAATAGAAAATGCTGATGAGTCTAGATTTTTTCCTTCCGAAACGTCAACCGTAACACAATACAAATGATCCGATTTGATATCTTCTCCGTTTTCTTTGATAGGATATTCATATATCTTCATCTTATCGTGTTCAGATATAGGATCGATATATCTTAACTGTTGTAATTTGTAACCAGAAATGAGAGTATTTGAAGAAC